TATAAAATCACTCAAGCAGATATTGATAGAGGTAGAACTAGAGGCGGAAATAATCCTGTAGGTATCGCTACGACTACAGCAACGACAAGTATTGTTGGAACTGCCACTACCTTTACCTACGAAGAAAATAGCAACTACTTACAAGTTCCTCCAAACGTAATTGGAGTTACTAAGTTGTTCCACTTTGACGGAACAAACACAGTCACTAACAACATGTTTAGTGTTAGATATCAGATGTTTTTGAATGATATCTATTACTGGGGTGCAACAGAGATGTTGACCTATGCAATGACGAAGACATATCTGGAAGATATTAATTTCTTATTGACCACGGACAAACAGATAAGATTTAATAAACGTCAAGATAGATTGTATCTGGACCTTGACTGGTCTGCAGTCAGCGTTGACGACTATCTGATTATTCAGTGTCACTCGACATTAGATCCAAATGATTATGCAAGAGTCTACAATGACTCATTCCTCAAACCATACCTTACCGCATTGATCAAGAGGCAGTGGGGAATGAATATGATGAAGTTTACTGGAGTCAAACTCCCAGGTGGAGTTGAGTTGAACGGTAGACAGATGTATGACGATGCTGAAAAAGACATAGAAAAGATAATGGAGAAAATGTCAAATACTTATGAACTTCCTCCATTCGACATGATCGGTTAATACTATGGCACTTAATCCCTTCTTTCTACAAGGTGCTCCGTCAGAACAGAATCTGATTCAGGACTTAATCAACGAACAACTCCGCATGTATGGGGTTGAAGTTCATTATATGCCTAGGAGATATGTCACAGAAAAGACTGTGATTAGAGAGGTTATTGAGTCCGAATTCAAAGACGCATATCCTATTGAGGCATATGTAGAAAACTTTGAGGGATATGGGGACCAGACAACCATTCTCTCAAAGTTTGGTATTCAATCAACGCAAGAAATAACTCTTACAATCTCCAAAGAGAGATATGAGGCATATATTTCTCCTCTGATGAGAGGGCAGGAAGATATCAAACTCAGTACAAGACCCAAAGAAGGTGATCTGATTTACTTCCCTCTTGGGGACAGACTCTTTGAAATTAAGTTTGTAGAACATGAGAAACCCTTCTACCAACTACAGAAGGGATATGTCTACACTCTGAAATGTGAAATGTTCAGATACGGTAATGAAGTTATCGATACTGATGTTGATGAAATTGATGATACTATTACAAGCAGTCTTGTCGATGAAGATGGCGATGGAATTGTAGAAGGAAGTGCGTTTACAAGAGTCCTTAATCTCCTTGGAGCAGGAACCACAGCAACTGCTACTGTTTCCGAAATCTGTGACGGTGGTATTAGATTTATCAACGTAACCAACAGAGGTGGCGGATATACTTACAACCCAAGAGTTGGTATTTCTTCTTCTCCAACTGCAGGTAAGAGTGGTATTGCTACCGCTACAAGAATTGCGAATATTGTTGCATGTGAACTGAATGTCAACCCAGGATCACAATCAGTTCAGAGAGTTGATATTATCAATCCTGGTTGCGGATATACCCAACCACCAGGAATTAGATTTATTGGTGATGGTGTAGGCGCAGCAGCAACTTCTGCAATTGGTAACGGAGTTGCTAGTGGAGTCATTTCCATCACGGATGGTGGTTCTGGTTATATCCAGTCACTGCCACCTACAGTTACCTTCAGTGGAGTTGCTACTGTATCTGCTGCTGCAACTGCTGTTGTTAGTGCTGCAGGTACGATTAGTGCTATTCGCTATACAAACTCTGGTTTGGGATACACCGCTGTACCTACAATCACGATTGGAGCACCAAACCTGACTGGTATTGGAACCTATCAGAAGAACGAAACCGTCACAGGTTCTTCTTCAGGAACTACAGCAGTTGTTGTTTCTTGGACCGCTTCTACAAATAAACTGGAAGTATTCAGAGCAACTGGAGACTTTACGGTAGGGGAGCAAATTGTTGGAGCAGCTTCTTCTGCAAGTTATAAACTCAACACTACAACATTCCCCGAAAGTGGATTTACTTCCAATCAAGAAATCGAAGACGCAGCAGATAATATCATTGATTTTACCGAAACAAATCCATTCGGTATGCCTTAACCCTAAATAATTGTTAAACAAGAACCAAAACGATGTTTGAGTATTTTTATAACGAAATTTTTAGGAGGACCATTATATCATTCGGTTCTCTGTTTAACGAAATTTCAATCAAGCAGGAGAACTCTTCTGGCAATACTGTAAATGACTTTAGGGTTCCTTTGGCGTATGGTCCTACGCAAAAGTTTTTAGCAAGATTAAATCAACAACCAGACTTAAACAAGTCTACTTCTTTGACATTGCCTAGAATGTCATTTGAGTTTGTTGGTCTTGAATATGATCCAAGCAGAAAGTTACAGCAGACTCAGACTTTTAAGAAAGGTTCGGTTTCAGACCCCACTCAAATTCAGAAGGTCTATACTCCAGTTCCATACAATATGAATTTTGAACTGGCAATCTTCACTAAGTTGAATGATGATATGTTGCAGATAGTAGAACAGATTCTGCCATATTTTCAACCACACTACAATATGACTCTCAATCTTGTAGAGACGATTGGTGAGAAGAAAGATGTCCCAGTCGTTCTCAATAGCATTGATATGAATGATGACTATGAGGGAGACTTCACTACAAGAAGAGCACTTATCTACACTCTGAGATTTTCTGCGAAGACTTACCTCTACGGTCCTGTTGCCTCTGCAAGCAGCGATATCATTACCAAGGCAACTGTCGGGTATGTTGCTGGTTCTACAGGCGGCACAGAGTACAGCAGAGACCTCTCATACAGAGTTACACCAAGGGCGATCAAGAACTACACAGGAACAGTTCTTTCCAACCTCACTGACGATATCACCCTTGGTGCAACAGTCATCAAGGTTGATGATCCAACCGCATTCACCGCAGATACTTATGTTGAGATTGACGGAGAGGCAGTATACATCACGGATGTTACTGACGAAAGCATCAAGGTCAAGAGAGGTCAGGATAATACGACTGCCAGCCAGCACCTCAGAGGAGAACCTGTCAAGTCTATTACGGCGGCAGACGATGCACTCATTCCTGCAGGCGACGACTTTGGTTTCAGCGTAGATTACATCTGATAGGACAATGAAAATGACGAAACAGTTTGATGAACTCAATGAAACTTTTGATGTTGCAGGAGACATCGTATCCTCAGAACCAGTAAAAGACACTCCAAAACCTGTCCCAACTTCGGCATCTTCTACAGATGATATAAAGAAAGATTATGAATATACCAGAGGTAATTTATATTCTATTATCGAAAAGGGACAGGAAGCAATCAACGGCATTCTAGAACTCGCTCAAGAGAGTGAGATGCCTAGAGCATATGAAGTTGCAGGTCAGTTAATCAAGAACGTTGCAGACGCAACTGATAAGTTGATGGAACTACAGAAGAAACTCAAAGACGTTGAAGAGGAAACAGTTGCCAAGGGCCCAACAAATGTCACCAATGCATTGTTTGTAGGATCTACTGCAGAATTATCAAAACTACTCAAGAACCAAGGTAAAGACCAAGACCAATCTAAATAGTTAAAAAAGGACCATGGCAGCGAATCCTGTTATTAATATTAGTATTCCTCAGGGAGCAGACTTTGAGGAAACTTTTAAGTCAACCGAATCTGATGGTAGTGCTTCTAATCTTTCAGGGTTTAGTGGTGAAGCAAAACTGAAGAAACATCCTACCGCTACATCATCCACTGCATTTTCAGTTACTATCACTGCAGGAACTGGAGAAGTTGCCATAGCAATGACAAGTGGAGTAACTGGTGGACTTTCCCCAGGGAGATACTTATATGATATCCGGTTGACTTCATCTGGTGGAACAAAATCAAGACTTGTCGAAGGATCAGCGATTGTAACAGCAGGCATTAGCACTTAAATACCATGCCAGTAAAAGTAGTCAGATCAACAGCAGCAGCTACAGTTACTATTAAGCGCAACATCAATGCGCCAATGAAATCAAATAATGTAACATCTCAAAGGCCAGTTACAACTGTAGATGGTCTTGCAGACGTTGATGTTGAGAATCTCGGAGAAGGACAAGATGGGTTCGTAATGGTATATGATTCGCCGTCAGACAAATTTGTATTGGTAGATCCTGATGTGGTTCTGAGTCAATCGGTAGAAGATGGTGATCTTCCAGATGACTTCATTGATCAACTTGAATCTGAAATTGATCTTGGAAGTGTTCAACTTGATAATGTTGATGGTGGAGGATTCTGATGGCAATATCCAATATCAGGGATATGTCCAACGCTGATTTTGGAACGTTGGATTCAACTAAACATAAACACATGATTGTTTATGATGCAACATCAGATACATTTGTCATAAGAGATATGGATACTGTGCTCTCTTCTGATCAGGTATTGGATGGGGATTTGCCAGATGATTTTGTTGATCAAATTGAAGAGGAACTTGACGTAAATGACATGACTATTACTAGTGTGGACGGAGGTTCATTCTAGACTAAATAGTAAAAACATAGTGTATGTAACAAAAGATGGCGGCTCCTGTAATTCAGTTTAAGAGAGGCCTCCTTGCAAATCTCCCTGGATTGAGGGCGGGTGAACCAGGCTTTACAACAGATAGCAAAGATCTATATGTTGGTATTGACTCTACCTCGGGTAATAATCAGTTCGTAGGTTCAGGTCGATTTTGGTCGATAAATTCTTCTACAGTAGGCAGCGGAGTAAACCTTGTAGAAGGCACTGACAACGGCACTAACTTTATAACTCTGAAATCACCAGATTCTTTATCTGGTATTGTAACTTTTGTTATGCCGTCAGCGGATGGCAATGCGAATGATATTTTAAAAACTGATGGCTCAGGAAATCTATCATTCGCAGCACCAGCAGCATCAACATTTGATATTGCTGCTGATAGTGGCACAACTGATGAGGTTAGTACTGGTTCAACGATTACATTTGC